TAAAGAATGGGTATGGGACAGCGGTCTCCTTGTCGAGAAAGACATTGAGGCGTGGAAGATGGAAGTGATTAATACGAAGAAAAGACAACTAGAAGAAAAAAAACTAGAAATCTTTGATTCGTTTATTAGAAAACTATAATATTATAAATATTACCTGAACTCTTAAAAAAGTTTAGAAATTTATATTGTTATAACAATTAATAAGAGGAGATTTTCAATGGCAGAATCAGAAAAAATAACTGACGCTATCGTAGAAGCTTCAGCGAATCCAAACGCTGACGCTCCTAAAAAGAATGCTGTTGCAGCTGAACCTAGTCATCTTTCAAATGACGCTGAAGATTTAGGCGCACCTGTTGTTAAACCAACGGACAGTAATCCTGACGGTACGAAAAAAGTTAAAAAAGTTTCGGACGAAGTATCTAAGTCTGCTCAAGTAGCTGGGGAACCATCAAACTTGAAGGCAGGATATAACGAAGGAACTAAAGATTCTGAAGATAAAAACGAAATTAAAGAGAAGAAAGCAGAAGATGTTAAAAAAGATGTCGAAGAAGAAGAAAAAGAAGCGAAAGCTAAAAAAGATTCTGAAATTGATGTTAAAGAAGACATTGAAGCACTTGTTGGAGATTCAGATTTATCTGAAGAATTTAAACAAAAAGCTGCTACAATCTTTGAAGCTGCAATTAACTCTAAAGTTAAAGCAGAATCAGAAAGATTACAAGCAGAATACGATACTAAATTTGAAGAAGAAATCTCTAAATCTAAATCTGAACTAACTGAAAAAGTTGATTCATACTTAAACTATGTGGTTGAAGAATGGATGAATGAAAACAAGTTAGCTCTAGAAAGAGGAATCAAGGGCGAAATCGCTGAGGACTTCATTTCTGGTCTGAAAAAATTATTTGAAGACCATTACATTGATGTACCAGATGAAAAATATGATGTTCTTGAAGACCAAGCTTCTAAGATTGAAGATTTAGGAAAGAAACTTAACGAAGAAATCGACAAAAATGTTGAAATGAATAAAGTTAATGGTGGCTATAAACGCCAAGAAATCATTGATGAACATTCATCTGATTTAGCTGATACAGCTAAAGAAAAATTTGACGGTCTTGTTGAAGGCGTTGAGTATTCTTCTGAAGAAGATTTTGCAAATAAAGTAAAGACTATTAAAGAGTCCTACTTTGAGCAAAAAGCTGAGAAGTCTGCTGATTCAGCAGATATAGATGATGTTGCGGTGGGGGGTGAAACTTCAAATGAAGATTTATCAAATGCTATGGCTGCATATACCAACGCAATTAGTAAAACAAAAGATATGAAAATATCATAGTAACTAAAGGAGAGAAGAAGATATGTATTTATCGGAAACTTATGAAAAAAAATGGCAGCCTGTATTAGACCATCCTGACCTCGGCGAGATTAAGGATTCATACAAGCGTGCCGTTACATCGGTCATCTTAGAGAATCAAGAAAGAGCTCTTAAAGAAGACCAAGCTTTTTTATCTGAAGCTGCTCCAACTAATGCTGTAAGCAATAGTGGAGTATCAAATTGGGACCCAATCCTAATTTCTTTAGTAAGAAGAGCTATGCCAAATCTTATTGCTTATGATATCTGTGGCGTACAACCAATGACAGGTCCAACTGGACTTATCTTTGCTATGCGTTCTAGATATACTTCAATGAGTGGCACAGAAGCTTTATTTGATGAAGCTGATACAGACTATGCTGGTCGTAATAAGACTGGTTCAGCTGTTGATGGTTTCTCAACTGCAGCTCATTCAGGAACTAATCCTGCATTGTTAAATGATTCACCTGCTGGTACACACACAACTGGTACTGGTATGACTACAGCTGCGGCTGAAAGTCTAGGTGAAGATTCAGGTAATCAATTCGCTGAGATGGCTTTTTCAATTGAGAAATCAACTGTAACTGCTAAATCAAGAGCATTGAAAGCTGAGTACACAATGGAACTTGCTCAAGACCTTAAAGCGATTCATGGACTTGACGCTGAAACTGAACTTGCAAATATTTTGTCAAGTGAAATTTTAGCTGAAATCAACCGTGAAGTAGTTAGAACTATCTATGCTAACGCTGAAAAAGGTGCTTCTGCAAACACAGGAACAGTAAACACAACTACTGAAGGTATATTTGACCTTGACACAGATTCAAACGGCAGATGGTCGGTTGAAAGATTTAAAGGTTTAATGTTTCAAGTAGAAAGAGAAGCTAATGTTATAGCACAAAGAACAAGAAGAGGAAAAGGTAACTTAATTATCTGTTCATCTGATGTTGCTTCGGCACTTCAAATGGCGGGTGTATTAGATTACGCTCCTGCGTTAAACAACAACTTAACTGTTGATGACACAGGTAATACTTTTGCTGGTGTTCTAAATGGTAAATATAAAGTTTATATTGACCCATATTCTGCAAATAACACTGCTAAACAATACTTTGTAGTAGGTTATAAAGGTTCTTCACCATATGATAGTGGAATGTTCTACTGTCCGTATGTACCATTACAAATGGTTCGTGCTGTTGGTCAAGATACTTTCCAACCAAAAATTGGATTTAAAACCAGATATGGTTTACAAGCAAATCCATTTGCTGAAGCTGGTACAGGCGACACCGCTGTTATTAACGGCGCTGGTTCTGCAAACAGTAACAGATACTACCGTAGAGTACAAGTAGCTAATCTCATGTAAGATTGGTTTCTTGTTACGAAAGTAATACGAAAGTAAATCGAATCGGGGAGATATTTATCTCCCCTTTTCTTTTTAAAACCCTTATAAATAATTATATAATATTAGACATTATGACAAGTGAGTATGAATAAAATAAAAGAACACAGAATCAATAAAGAAGATAATATGTTTATTGGTGGATATTATTGTCCAGATAAAATTCTTGACCCTATCGTTGAATGGTGTAATAGTTTAGACCTAAAAGGTGGTATATCTATGGGTACTGACGGTAAAACACAAAAATGGGATGGTGAAGAAAAAACATATAAAGAGTGTTATGAACAAGGTATAGTCTGGCCAACATTAGGATTTAAACCTATGGACAGATTTTTAGATTGGGTACAATATGCATTAGGTGAATATATGGAGAAATATCCTATGCTTAATAGTGGTGGTCAATTTAAAATGGACCCTAATTTTAATTTTCAAAAATATCCAAAAGGGCATGCTTATAACGGTTGGCATTGTGAAAGAGCAGGTTATGCCTCAACAAATAGAATGTTGGTATGGATGATTTATTTAAATGACTGTAAAGATGGTGGTGAAACCGCTTTCTTATATCAAAAATTAAAAATAAAACCAGAAAAAGGTTTAGTGTTATTTTGGCCATCAGATTTTACTCACACACATAAAGGAATACCTAGTTATAAAACAGAAAAAATGATTATGACTGGTTGGTATTCTTATATACAAAATAATGGAGGCGCTTTAATGTGGCAATAAAAGAATATTTAAAAAGTTTTAAATTAAAAATAACTGAAGAAGATGTATTTGAATGGTTTAAAATTAGAAGAAGATTTCCACATGAGTTTCATACACAAACACCAAGTATTGAAGTTATAAATTCTTGGGATGGTGATTCTCAACATAGAGGTCTATTTGATTCTGAAGGATATGTAGATGTATCAAAAGTTAAATATTATTATGATAAAGGACATACTTTATTAATATCTAATGTATTTGACTTATCTCCACAACTTAGACAACTGGAAAATGTGTTAGAAGATATTACGGGTTTTTATCCTATGAAAGGCAATTTATATTTTGGTAAATCAAAAGGTAGTTTTTCTTCACATAGTCATGTCTATGATGTATTTGTAAAACAACTATATGGAACATGTCATTGGACAACAGGTGGAACAGAACATACTGTGCTTTTGCCTGGTGATGTTTTACATATACCTAAAAATGTAACTCATTTTGTACATGATGTTGACGGACCTAGATTATCTTTAACAATTAACATGTTATAGGTTATAAATAGTAATATGGCAATTATACTCACAGAAAATGCACAGAAAGAGTTTATAACAACAAGAAATTCTAACGGTAAACCAATGGATATTGTTACATATT